AGGTGAAACCGGACCCGCAGGACCGCCCGGACCAGCAGGCGGTGGAACAGGTGGACAAAGTGTAAAGGATATAATTTTTGAACTTATCGAAATGATAAAGGATGAAAATAATTTCAATGATGTATTATCATCCGCTAAGTATAGTATTAAGTTGTATCACTACTTCACACGATTTCAGGATTCACAACAATTTACAACGGTCAAAATAAAAAAACCTGCGTATGTTGATGAACGGGCTTTTAGAAAAGAAGGAGTGGAAGTTACCCGTTTATCTATAAATTCTTTGCCTGTTTTCAAGAAAAGCGAACATCCTGAAGCGAAAGAAATTGGTATTAAAATCGGAGTTGAAAATGCTAACGGAACTTTGTATTTAGTTCGAAATAATGAATTGATTTTTCGTTATTCTGAAAATAACTATTTATCAAGCGATGTACAAGTTAAAGGTGTAACATTTGATTTTGAATATGATGGTATAAACTACACTGGGGATGAAAATGTAAGACAATATATATATTTAATAAGATATCTTTGTTTTTAGAAAGGAGAATATAATGAGTAATAAAACCTATGATATTATGAAGTATACAGTTTTGACTTTATTGCCGGCAGTGTTGACCTTATGGTTGACACTCGGCGATATATGGGACCTTCCCAATGTTCAGTCGATAGCTTTGACTATTTCAGCTATTAACTTATTTTTGGGTAGTTTGGTAGGTGTTTCTTCTGCAACACACAATAGAAAGGATGTTTAATATGTTATATGGAATTGATATTTCACACCACAACAAAGGAATTGATTTAAGTAAAGTACCGTATGATTTCGTAATTACAAAAGGAACTGACGGAGCGAGATTTTGCACTCGTACGGCAGACGAACATATTGAAGCGGCACGAAAACGAGGAAAATTATACGGAGTTTATCACTTTGCAAATGCTGAATCTCCAAAAAACGGAACAATGCGACAACAGGCGGAGTATTTCGTGAGATGTTGTGGTTTACATTCCGGAGTAGCTCCATATTCAGGTGAGGGAATCCTCGTTTTGGATTGGGAAGATAGTTATTATGGTGGACAAGTTGTAAAAATGGGTCCAAAAAAAGCGAAAGAATGGCTTGATTATGTATATAAAGCTACAGGTTCAAAACCGTTTATATATATGTCAAAATATGTGACAAATGCTTTTGACTGGTCAGAAGTAGCAAAAGATTATCCATTATGGGGAGCTCAATATAAGGACTATAAACCGGCAGGTTATCTTGATATGAAAGATATATATGAAACCAAGCAACCTTGGGGGTCATGGGGTAAGCCTACTATTCGCCAGTATACGGAAACCGGAAGATTAGCAGGATATAATGGAAATCTTGACTTAAACGTTTCGACAATGACTCATGTTGATTGGCTTAATTGGGCAAAAGGTGTATATAAACAAGTTAAAAGTGACTATGATATAGCACAAGAAGTCATCAATGGAAAGTGGGGAAATGGTCCGGAGCGTATGGTGAAGTTAACACGAGCAGGATATTCAGTAAATAAAATTCAGAATTTAGTGAATAAACTATTGACAAATAAGGTAAAATATTATACAATAAAGAAAGGAGATACCTTATTCTCTATTTCAAAACAATTCGGCATAAGTCAAGGTCAAATAAAAAGGTGGAACAGCTTGAAATCTGATGCGTTGTTTGAAGGGGATAAAATCCGAGTATCTCCATAAGGGGATGATTTTATAGAATATTTAATTGCACCGGCTTTATTGTTAATATTGGGGTTCATGCTCGATTCGTTGAAACAGACGAGAAGTACAAACGATACTATTAAGAAAGCTCTTTTGGCGTTATTCGAGCATGAACTAATGCAATTATCGGAAGAATTAGAAAGAAAGGAGAAAATATCAAAGCAGGAATTAAAGCGATTTTTAGCATTACATGAAGTATATAAGCTTTTAGGTGGAAATGGTTATTTTGATGAAATTAAAAAGAATATTATTATGAAAGGATGATTTAATGAAAGTAGAACAAGTTTTTAATATAGTAAATGAAATGACAAAAGAAGTAATCGGCGAAACTGCCGTTGTTAACGAAGATTTGAGTAATATTGTCGATATTGGAAAAGAATTATTTGAAAAAACAGATGTTAATCAGATTATCAAAACGTTATCTGATAAAGTAGGAAAAGTTGTTTTTGTCAATAGAGCGTGGTTATTTACCTTACAAAATATTCATCGTGAGCAATGGGAGTACGGAGCGATACTACAAAAATTAGAAATGTTACCTGTTAAAGCTACCGCAAATAAAACGTGGGAGTTAGAAGATGGACAATCTTATGACCCAAATATTTATTATGCCCCAAAAGTTATTCAAAAACTTTTCAAAGATAAAGTGACATACGAGGTTGTAATTTCTATCCCAGAGGAGCAAGTAAAAGGTGCGTTTAATTCTGCTTCGGAAATGAATACGTTTCTTTCGATGATTGAACAAAATGTAATTAACGAATTAAACTTGTTGTTGTTTGAGTTATCACAAAGAACTATAAACTTATTTCTTGCAGAAACTTTACACAACGAATTTCCTGAAAAAAATTACAGTGCTAAAAGCGGCGTTAGAGCGGTAAATTTACTAAAACTTTATAATGAAACATTTAACCCTTCTCCTGCTTTAACAGTTGACAAGTGCTTAACAACGCCTGAGTTTATTCGTTTTTCAGTTGGTCAAATGAAACTTTATATTGACAAATTAGCATCTGTTTCAACCTTATTCAATATTAACTCAACACGTAAACAAACAAGAGGTGAAAGACTTAATGCTATTCTTCATTCGGAATTTAAGACTATGGCAGACGTTTATTTACAATCTGATGTTTTCCATAATCAATATACGGCTCTTCCGTTATCTGACACGCTTGGTTTTTGGCAAGGAACAGGGAAAGATTATTCCTTTGATAGCACATCTTCTATTGATGTTTCTTTCAAAGATAAAAGTGGTAAAAAACAAACTGTTAAGGCTTCCGGTATTTTGGGTTGTCTGTTTGACAGAGAGGCATTAGGCGTTTGTAACTACAACGGGAGAACTCGCACAAGTTTTAATGATGTAGGAGAGTTTTATAATAGTCGTTATAAAACTGATGTAGGTTTTTATAATGATTATAATGAGAACTTTGTGATGTTCTTTGTGGCATAGGTGATATTATGGGGTTTTTTAACAAAAAAGGGAGTAAATTTTACTCCCTTAAAAATATTCTAAAAAAACAGGCACAATATTATTTGATATTTGGCGAAAGGTCTTCAGGAAAGACTTTCGCAACTCTTGAGTTAATCTTAAATAATTATTGGAAAAAAGGAGAACAAGGAGCATATATTAGACGTTGGGGGGATGATATAAAAGGTATCAGAGGAGAGAATATTTGGAGTGGTTTAATAGATGCTGATAAAATAAGAGAAATCACAAACGGAGAATATGAAAGTGTGGTATATAAAGGGAGAGCGTTTTATTTGGCAAGATTTAACGAAAAATTGCAAAAAATGGTACCGAGCGAGGAGCCTTTTTGTTATATATTCGCTATTTCTGAAGATGAACGTATTAAAGGAGCAAATTATCCTCGTATTACAACAGTCGTATTTGACGAATTTATGACTCGGTCATATTATCTTCCAAATGAATTTAAGCGTCTTTTGTCTATTGTTTCAACCATTGCAAGACAAAGGGACAATATTAAAATTTTCCTTTTAGGGAATACTGTAAATGAATATTGCCCTTATTTTGAAGAGTTCGGTATTAACCATATTATAAAAACGATGCAACCGGGAGATATTCGAGAAGTAGCATATGAAGATAGAGAGGCGAAAGTAGTTCTTGAATGGACCGAACCAAACATTGACGGTAAAGCATCCGATATATATTTTGAAGGGTTCGATAAGTCGGGAATGATAACAACCGGAAAATGGGAAACGTTACAATATCCGGCTACTCCATACAGTATTAAAGACCACATGATAACGTTTAAGTTTTATATAAACTTTAACGATGAAGTAATGCAGGGTGATGTAGTGGAAAATGAAGATGATTATTTTATTCACATCCACAAAAAAACAACCGATATTAAGGATGAATACCCTATATATCAGTTAGACTTTGACCCGTCGCCTCAATATTATACTTCTTTAACAAGAGGACGCGACAAATGCAGTAGTGAAATTGCTTATCTCATAAATTCAAATAAAATATTCGTACAGAATAACCGAATCGGCGAAATGGTACGAAATTATATAATGATGAGTGAAAACAGAAGTATATTAAATTATAAATAAAGACGGCATTAAGCCGTCTTTTCTTTTATAAATATACTCCTCTTTGTAGTAGCCCTAATATTTCGTCATTATATCTATTTGATGCTTCAACCGAACCGGGATATATCAATAAGAATTTAACGAGTCCGTTTCCTGCATCTTTTACTTTACACTCCTTATTCATAGGCATAGTGTGCTTTATAGCATCGTTTCCGGATACCATAGGTCTTTCAATAATGGCGTGAGCGGTTAATTTCCCCATATGTCCGGTGTCTTGATTAAAACCACCCGACATAAAGGAATCTTGCTGAAAGTTAGAAGCCATACCGACTGCCCCGGTTGCAATCAATGCCGGGTTAGAAGTTGCAACACCTGCCGCCATTGAGCCAACCGAGGATATACCGCTTACAAGTTGCGATTGTAAGTCTTTCATATCGCTACCACTTAGCGGAACCTCAACACCCATACTGCAACGGTCTATAATAATAGGCTCATTTTCTAAGATAGAAGATAATACTAATATTACCGTTTCGCCTGATATTACATTTATCCTATATTTAATTGTAATTTTTCCGCCCATTACATCGTTCGTATTTATCTCTCTATATCCTAAAAAAGGAATAAATAATCTAATCTTTGTGTATGGGGCATAGTCTAAATAGCTATCATACCGCTTTTTTATTTCAATCGGCTTTAGCACTTTCTCAGCAAAATCTGACGAAACCGGCTTTGTTGTAACACTATCGAATGAATTTTTACCAACCGCTATTTTACAATTGTATTTTGCTCTCGGTATAATACTATTTATACCATAGAACCATTTAAGACCAATTATTGCTTCTTTTTGATCATTCAGAAATAACCCCTTAAATAATTCTAAAAAAGAGGTGTCCCATAAATCGCTTGAAAAATTATGCATTTGCGCTTTAGTTAATGGATAAGCTCCTATCATAGAGCTTCCTATTCTTGGTGAATATAAACTCATACTCCACTCCTTTTCTTCTTCCTCAAAAAAATCTTTCAAATCATTCAAATCAATATTTGCATCAAAACCTTTTAATAAGTCAAAATATTTTGCGTTTTCACTCAATTTGTAATGATGCGGAACTTGGTACCAGTCTGTATCTCCTATTGTTTCAGGGGGTACATATTCAGAGTCCCATATAGTAGCTGTTCTCACAGTAAACAATAAAAGGCAACCGTTGCGGTCAACCATAGGACAAACAAAATACGGGAACATTATACTATAATTATGTGACTTTTGGGCTTCTCTATCCGGTAAAATAAAATCAATTGCATCGTGTGCTTTACAATCCTCAAGCGTTGTTTTCAGTTGTGCTTTCATTCTGTAACGCCTGAATAAAATTTCACTAAAGCCGGGGGCTCCTGACGGACTGTTCCTTTCTTCTTTTATTTCACCTTTAGTAATAAAATATTTGCCTTGGACATTTTGGAATTTATTATTTTCTGATTTTTCTTCCACATAGTTTTTATTATTTAGAAAATTTGACGCAAACTGTGTATTACCTAAACAGACCGAATTTTGGATAAAGTGACCTTGAAACATAGAATGAATAGCATTATTTAATTCTGCGTTTCTATTTAGAAACTCTTTCAGCTTGTAGCGGTCAACCCATTCATTATCTGCCACTATATTATTTATTTCATCTCTCGGTGCAAATTCGCCATCATAAAATAATACAAGTATTCCGTCTAATTTTTTAGGGGTTAATACACTCATGCTTGTATATATCCCTTTTGCGAAGTTAATAATATATAAATTCCGTCCTGTTCGTTTTCAGAAAACCCGTCACTTTTTACCATTTCAATTTCCGGTTTGATTTTAATTAAAGCCTTACCGTCAGGTACAAGTTGAGACCCCCCGCTACCCTCAACTTGTATACCTGTCAAATTTAATACGTAATCCTTATATGTCATAAGAGTATCTAATCTTCCGATAATCTCGACGATTCCGTTTCTTATAAATTTCTTCTCAACCAAGAAATAATACCGTCCCTGAATATTGAAATAATTAAAATCAACGGATGGAACAATCATTTGTATCGTTGGTTGATGGTCTGCAAATTCCCCTACTAATGACACATCCTGAACTGTTTTCAACAATTTCAAATCTTTACTTATCTTATTATAAGGACTTTTGTTAAGATATAGCTTAATTTCCAATTTATATCTCTCCTTTCAAATTTAACAATAAAAGTTGGTATTCTTCCTTTTCCTTAAAATCGAACCCTACATTTTCAATAAATGTTCCGGTTGATGTCATCAAATCACACTCTATACCAAAATAATCTTTGACATGGACATATTCTATATGTTCCAAATCTCGGTATACGTGCCCTTTTTTTCCTGAGAGGTCGGGTGTAACAACTGCGTTCATGGTGAATTTTTCAAATGCTGAATTAACAACCGCCGACTTAGGAAGGCCTTCAACCATCATTTCAATTTTTTCGTCTATTTCTGATAGAAATAGACGATATACATCCTTAGAATTAAAACTTACATTCCCTATAAATGTATTGGTTGAGTGTGTTAAATAATCTTTGATATGGACATAACCTATATGTTCAAAAACTTTCGAATATTTAGGTTTTACATCTGCGTTCATTGTGAATCTATCAAATGCAAAATTAAAAACTGCCGACTTAGGAAGACCTGCAACCGTCATTTCAATTTTCCCGTCTGTTTCTGTTAGATAACGCTTTGGTCCTAATACCTTAAATTTATCGTGTGGTTCTTCAAGGTCTAATTTACCTAATAAACAAGGCGAACCTGATGGTTTTTTAGGCATAAATAAATCAAAATCTATATTCCTATCGCTTGCCGACTCCTTAGTTATATTATAATACTTTTCATTTAATCTGTCAATAGTTTCTATAGTTTTTTCGTTAATAAAAAATTTCACACAATCCGTATCAGTATATACCCAATCAATACCCAGAGCTAAAATATAATCAAAAATCATTCTCCGAGCGTATGCAGTGATGAATACCCCCCAAGGATAAAATAAGAATCTATATTTCTTTTCGTTTTCTTTTTTAAGTTTCTCTATCATTTCATTTATAAATAGTGACTCTTTTATTACTTCTTGTTTTTCATTGTCATATACGAAGTCATCCTTTATAGGGTCAGTTGCCATCATGCCATATATTGAGTTTATAGTTTCCTTTGACCTGTTATAATCGAGTATTTTTGACTCTATCCCTTTTAGTGTCGTTTTCTTAGTATAAAGGTCGAGCGTTTCCATAACAATATGAAGCGGTAAATAGTCAAGCTTGAAATAATAATATTCCCTCACATCTAAAACTTCATAATCATATACTTCCTCGATTATTTCCCAATCTACATTAGTGATTGGAACTGTAACTCTTCCGCTCCTAACTTTTCCCTTATCTATACATTCAAAATATGAATCATCAAGACACTTTGCGGTTGATATATAAGGAGCGAACACTCCTTCTTTTAATGTAATATTTAAGGTAACGTCTGCAATCCAACCTCTCGTATTGTCTAATGTATCTATTCCGAAAGTTAAAAAATCGTCAACTGATAAGCTTAATCTTTTCATATTAGACATAGGAAACTTCATAGTAACCATTTGATAAGGATAAGATGAGTTTATGTCAGCATGTCCTATATTTTCGAGCGTTTCATCCACAAATAGACTATTAGCTTGTGTATACCCCCCTCTAAACGCTCTCCTCATAATCATATACTGTTCCAATGACAGACGAAGATTTGATACTTGTGACATATACTCTTTATCATTACATAATTCCTTTTTGAAATGGTTTCTTGTCGCTCCTGTTGCAGTTCTTGGTATATTCCTTATTCCGCCGTATAGCTTTATCAAATCTTGCACTAAAACATAAAGACTCAAAACGTCATTCTTAATATAACTTAATTCCTTATCCGTAAGCGGCGTAATTGGTGTTCTTAATAGGTTATAATCTAAATCATCCGTAAGTTTCTTAATCGGTAAATTTTTCGTTGCCTCTGCGAGTGATTTACGGGTTATTTTATAGGTACATCTGAACTCTATATTTTCAACCTCGAAAGATATAATATTACGCTTGGCGTTTTGCGTTAAAATGTTCGTAATATTTGGAAAAAAAGTATGAATTGCTTGAAATTCGTACGATAAATTGTGAATCCAAATTATAAGCTGATGTTCATTAAAATATTCCTTAATATATTCGAAAATAATTTTTGCCTCTGCGTCAGACCTTACCATACAAACGAACCCGTTAATACAAAAAGCGTGAGAATACGTAATTGTATATTTTTTATCATTTTGGATAAAAGAGGATGCTTCTATATCATAAGTAATAATTGTTTTATATATTTGTTTCTTTTTGTTTACTTTAACAGTTTCCTTTGTTTGTCGGTTAATAATGTCTTTTATTTGTGTTATTTCGGTAATAATTCCTAAGCCTACCACGATCATCACCCCTTGTTCTAATATCTACATCAATACCAAAATCTCGGAATCCTTCTTCACGTTCTACTCTATTATTTATACGGTCCAAATATATTTCTTCACCCTTTTCTTTAATTTTTAGGTGTCCTCTGTATACTTCATTTCCGCCTGAGTCTACATAATCAACAATTCTATTTCCGGAAGAATCATATTCATATTCAAATTCCCAATCTACATCGGTATTTAATGCTGAATGCTCGCCTATAGTATTCATAAGTCCATAAGTAGATGTAAAACTATTATATCCTCTTTCTTGTAATGCAGATGTTAAACGATGATATGCATTCCAAAATGATGCTCTTTCAGAATTCGACATTTTAGCATATCTCTCACCAAGCATGTATTTACCCTTGTCAACTGTATCTTTTGCTCCTGCCGTATACGATGTTTTATTAGTTCCTACGTTATTAAGATTGTCGAAAAACTTAAAAAGCTCCTTATTACTCATTCGTCTTCTATAAGTATAATTCGGCAATATCTTAGTCCTGAATATCTCAACTGACCTTTGGTCATACTTTGAAGTGTTATTTGCTATACTCTCTATTCTTCGCTTTGTTTTACGGTATAATTTCTCGATTAGTTTTTCCTTAGCTTGTCTATCAGAAGATGAAAAAAGAACACGATTTCGTTCTCTAATCTTGTTCAATTCTGTACTCGTTTTCAATTATATCTCCCCCTTTGTTTATATTGTA